AAGATTAAAGCTAGAGAGAATGTTGAATCTCTTTGCTCATGCAGTATGGGATAAGGATTTAAATCATAACAGTCCTGTCCAATTAAAGTCTATGCTGTATGAATATCTAAATCTTCCAGTACAAATTAAATATGAAAAAGGTAAACAGAAAGTATCTACTGATAGAGAAGCATTAGAACATATGATAGAAGAGTATCCTCGTGCTCGTCCTTTCTGTAAAACTATTATTACCTTACGTGATATTGATAAACAAGAACGTTTTGACTTATTTAAAAGAACTGGAGAATTTAGAAGTTCTAAATACAAAGGTATTGGTATGGATGAGTTTTATGGTGGGCCTAATGCGGTTGATGAAAAGGGTAAACACTATACTTCTACCATAGAGAAAATTTTAAAGAAGCAGGCAAAAGAAAATAATTCTGAAATGATTACCATGCCTGTACAGGTAAAAAAAGGATCTAAGTCTCAATATCAAGTTACCGATCAAAATGGCAATATGGTAGCTACATTAACAAATGAAGATCAAGCTAGAGAATTAATGCGAACAAATCCAAATTACCAGATTAAGCCTATTTCTATTCCTGATAAAAAATCAATGGAGCCAGTTTTCGCTATCAAGATTACCGAAGAAATGTTAGAATCATTTGCGACACATAAAGCCAAAGGTGGACTTGTGTCTAATATTGATATATTTGAGGTAGCATAATGGCAGTTGAAAGACCAGTAGGAGAACCAAACACCGACATTGAAGTAGAAGGAGTTACAATTGAAACTCCAGATATGGAGGTAGAAGCAGTTGAAATGCAAGAAGATGGATCTGCTATTATAAATCCAGAACAAGAAATGATGGATGTACAGTTTGATTCTAATTTAGCCGAATACATTGAAGATGATGAATTAGGTAAAATATCTAGCACACTTATTGACGATTACAAAAATGACAAGACGTCTCGAGATGATTGGTATGAATCATATCGTAAAGGTTTAGATTTATTAGGGTTTAAATATCAAGAAAGAACACAACCATTTACAGGAGCAAGCGGTGTTACACACCCTTTGCTATCTGAATCTGTTACCCAATTTCAAGCGCAAGCTTATAAAGAATTACTACCTTCAGGAGGGCCTGTAAGAACACAAATTATAGGAACACCTGATACAGAAAAAGAACAACAAGCTGAAAGAGTTCGTGATTTTATGAACTATCAGATTATGCATGTGATGGAAGAGTTTGATCCTGAACTTGATCAAATGCTTTTTTACTTACCTTTAACAGGTTCTACTTTTAAGAAAATTTATTTTGACGCAACTCTTGGTAGAGCAGTATCAAAATTTATTCCTGCAGATGATTTAATTGTTCCTTATCTTTCTACTGATTTACTATCCGCAGAAAGAGTTACCCATGTTCTTCGTCGAACAGAAAATGAAATTAAAAAAATGCAAGTTATTGGTATGTATCGTGATATTGATATACAACCTTTCTACGAAGACTCACGTATTCAAGAAACAAAAAACAAAATAGAGGGAACTCAAAATACTAATTACAATAATGATAATTATACGTTATTAGAAATACATTGTGATTTAGATCTTCCTGGTTTTGAAAATCAAGATGGAATAAAACTTCCATACATTATTACAATTGATGAAGGGTCAGGAAAGGTTTTATCTATTTATAGAAACTATGCAGAAAACGATTCTTTTTATAAAAAGAAACAATATTTTGTACATTATAAGTTTTTACCTGGGCTTGGCTTTTATGGCTTTGGTCTTATCCACATGCTCGGGGGTCTCTCCAGAACTGCAACGGCAGCACTTAGACAACTTATTGATGCAGGTACGTTGTCCAATCTCCCTGCAGGTTTTAAAGCAAGAGGGTTGCGAGTTAAAGACGATGATACTCCCCTCCAACCAGGAGAGTTCAGGGATGTAGATGCACCTAGTGGGGATCTACGGGCAGGGTTAATGCCTTTACCGTACAAAGAACCAAGTGCTACTTTATTTCAGTTATTAGGATTTGTTGTTCAAGCAGGTCAACGTTTTGCTACTATAGCTGATCAAAAAATTGGTGATAGTGTAGCAGCAAATGCTCCTGTTGGAACTACTATGGCTCTTATGGAAAGAGGCTCTAGAGTTATGAGTGCCATTCATAAAAGATGTCACTATGCACAGAAAATTGAATTTCAATTATTAGCTCAAGTATTTAAAGAATTTACAGAACCTTTTTATCCATATGATGTAGGACAGGATGTTGTTCCTAGTGTGAAGTCGACAGACTTTGATGATCGTGTTGATATTATGCCTGTTTCTGATCCAAACATTTTTTCTATGTCTCAACGTGTTACGTTGGCACAAACACAATTACAATTAGCACAGACAAATCCTGAAATGCATAACTTATACGAAGCGTATAAAAGAATGTATCAAGCTTTAGGTGTTACAGATATTCAAGCTATTTTACCTGTTCCTCAAACACCTTCTCCAAAAGATCCTGCAATTGAAAATGCTAATGCATTAGCCATGATGACATTAACAGCATTTAGAGGACAGGATCATCAAGCGCACATTAGTGCACATAGAACTACGATGTCTTCTTTTTTAGTAAAAGGAAATCCTCAAGTTATGACTGTTTTTCAAACTCATATTTTGGAACATGTATCTATGTTAGCTCGAGAAGAAATTGAAGCAGCAAATGCTGAAATAATACAACAAGAAGCAGCAAAATATGGTGGTGAATTACCTCCAGAACTACAACAACAGTTTCAACAAATAATAGAAACACAAGTTGCAGCGAAAATAGATGAGTATTTAACAGAAATGTTCTTAGATGAGTTAAAAATAACACAAGAGCAAGGTCAAGATCCGTTGGTCGCGCTTAAAGAACAAGAAATACAGCTCAAAGCAAGAGATATTCAACGAAAAGAGCAAAATGATCAAGGAAGATTAAGCATTGATCAACAAAAATTACAGCAAACAGCTGAAATAGCTGAAGATCGTATACAATCTCAAGAAGATATAGCTCAATTAAGAGCTAATGTTAACTTAACTAAGCAAAAAGAGATAGAAAAGAGTAAAAAAGATCCAAGAAAAGTGGATGTACAGAAGGATATAAGATTTGATAATTAAAAATGAAGTATTATCAGAAGCTGAAATTAGACTTCAAGAATTATTTTCAAATTTGTTGGAATATGTAGAAAAGACTTCCCAAAATAATCAAGATAGTATACTCTTGGCTGGTGCTATGATGGGTGTAGCACAAATGCTATTGTATGAGAGATTAGTTCCTGTAGAAGCAGATAAATTAATGGACCATCACACAGCAGACTTTGTTGCGTTAATTAAACCAACGATACATTAGGAGTGTAAGGAGAAAATATGTCACTTAATAATCCAAAACCAAAATACATAAATGGTTCACTATATCCAAATGCAAAAATGACTGTTTCTAATGACATGAATCCTTATGCAGGAAAAAATGTTAATAAAACAGCAATTGCAGATGTTTATTCAGCTACAATGGAAGGACCTAAAGTTAAACAAAACTTAGGAGCTGGACCAAAAGGACAAAGAAGTAAAGTACAAATTAAAAAAGTACCATTCAAAGGTTTATTTTAATAATAAAATAAGGTAAATTATTTTTTTTAATAAAGGAGGTTTTATGAATTTATTAAAAGATCTATGGGGCCACATTAAAGAATGGTCGGACTGGAAAATGAAGGACTGGATAAAAGCCGCTATTGTGGCTATTATAGTTCTTTGGGTTATTAGCTGGATGACAGGCGGAGCTGCCTAGACTATGGTCTGGCAACTTTTAGCAAAACCCTTACTCGGCGTAGCCGCAGATACTGTCCGTGGCTTCGTCGAGACCAAAAAAGCGAAAGCAGAATTAAAAGTTCAAGAAATTAAAGCCGCTACTAAGTTGAAGGAAGACCAGATTGCCGGGAAAGTGAAGTGGGAAGCATCAGCCGTAGATCAAATGAAAGGGTCGTGGAAAGAC